TTGCATATTTTCTTTTCATATCGTGTATCCTATCGACTCAAAGTAATGCACTCTTTGCATGAACGATTTGTGAACTACAATCTTGCAATCTTCACGTTTTCTTTTCGTCATGTAAACGTCCATATCACCATCAACAATATGATGGTGACCATCATGCTCGACGTAGATTAAATGTCCGTCACTTAATCTGAACGACTGAGGGGTTAGAGCCGGACGAAAGTCCAGCTCTAATTGTTTTGGTCCTTCTTGCTTTTCTCGGTGTTGACCGAGAATGAAATCTGACCACGCCTCCAATGATCGGTCGCTCAGATTTTCTCGTCTGTCAATAACCGGGGCCATTTGTAAAATCCTCCGTTTTCGCTTTCGGCAACAGTGCAATCTGTTCGTCGATGTACTCGACATAATCGTCGAGGGTCGCTTTGAAATCGCCCCAATCCTTTATTTCAGTGCAGAGGCCTTTGCCCATTGCCTGTTGATTGGTCTGACGATCGGTGTAGGTCTTGCGAATATTGAAGTAATGCTTACCTTGATATTCGCTGATGAATCCGATTAGGTTTTCACCAAAATCGAACTTTTCTTTCGGACATTCTACCATGATTTTTTTCTCCTCTCGAAATTAAAACTTATATAATCCATTATATATTATTATCACGGGTTTGTAAATAGAATATCTAATATTTTTCATCTATTTTCAAAGTGGACATAATAGACATAATGGAGATATGAGTTTATGAAATCAATAATTGATTATTGATCGTAAATCAATAATTGATTATACATTTAAAAAGGTGACATTCATAAGAGAAAAATCAATAGTAGATTATTATTATTAGAATGCATCTAATTCCATACGGGGTAAGAACTTGGTGGATATATCTTGTTATCTCCAATATCTCTACTTTGTCACCAATGTCACCTGCCTGTCACCTTTTAAATCCATACAGGGTATAGAATTAGATGGAAAGGTGACGGTGGTGACAGGTCTTTTCAGATTTTTAAAGCTATATATGGATAGTTGAATATAGCATTTTTTTTCTACCTGTCACCTCTGTCACCTCTGTCACCTGTCCATTTAAATCCATATAATATATAGAATTAGAAAAGTGACAACGGGTGACATTGGTGACATTGTTGACATAGTGGAGATTTTGGAGATATTAGATATACAGTTTACATTCTCGCCTTTCTAAGTTGTTATCTCGTATGGATTTAAATGGTTGACGTGAGAGCTCATACAGAGACGATAATTGTTGGCGTGATTCTATATTCATTCTATTATAGAAGAACCACTTGGTGAGACACCACGTCAATGATATTGTTGATCGGTTCAGATAGAAAAAAAGATGCGATTTCTTGCATCTTTTTTCGCCAAACGATTGACTTTACTATCGTAATGATCTATATTGTATATAGATTAGATGAATGAATTAAGTTTCATTCATCTAATGAAAAACGATTTTTTAAATAATTTGGAATTGAGGATAACGGCTCAAGCGACCAATTCCCAGATGGCTTCTGATTAGCCGAAAAAAAACCCAATTTTAACGGAGATACTAAAATGAACGAAACTAAAAGAATTGCAAAGATCAACGGAAAATTGAACAAAAGAGAAACGATTCGCAGAATGTACGAAAGAGCGATGAATGGCGAATCTTCGACAAGAATGAGTTTCTCATATGTTGCACGAAGATTAGGGTTCGACGTCATCACCATGAAGCGATTCGTGATCTGGATGAAATACCACTCGAACGTAAATCTTCACTTTGAAGGCCGAATGATAGTTTTCACAGAAACTTTGAGCTTGAACTAAGAACCTAAGGGACCTCAGAAATGAGGTCCTTTTTTTTCGCTCGATCAGAAAGGTCAACGAATGTATAATCAGCTATTGATTTACGGTGTCTATGCGTTGAGAAACAAGAGTGGACATAATAGAGATAATGTTAAGTCTTCGCAATGTATAATAGATTATACATTAACGAATATATAATAGGTTATTGATCGCTAATCAATAATACATTATTGATCGGTAATGTATAACACATTATTGATATGTTATAGTGGAGATATTTGAGATATTGGAAAGATCAAAAATCTTGACGTGATGGACCGCCAGTGTATTTAAAAGTCAATAGTGAATAGATATTCACCTGGCAGGCTGATGGCCCTGGTGACCTCCCACGTCACACCTGTAGATAGGAAAAATAAATAAAAAAGATGCGAAAAACGATTGACAATCCCGTCACAATAGATTATATTGTATATAGATTAGATGAATGAATTAAGTTTCATTCATCTAATGATAAAAGTTCTTTCAAATTATTTGATGAAAAGGTAAACGGCTCAAGCGACTTTCATCCAGATGGCATCTGATTAGCCAAAAAATACATTAGTCATAGGAGACTAAAATGGCAAAAGAACGAAAGACGTCCGACGAATTGAACGACCCGAAAGTGGATACCAAAATCGCTTCGGCAAAAGAGGCCAAGAAAAAAGCCTATCAAGACGCGAAATCGAGAGTGCGAGATTATATCAAAACACTATCTTCGGACGACCTGCTAAAAGCCGATTTAGTGCTTCTCGTTGGGACTGGTCAAAGGGCCTCGAGAGGTCCGGTCAGTTCGATCAATACTGTTCTTCGGGATGCGATAATCGCTTCTGGCGACGAAGGCCTCTCGGAGATGGACATCTTCAAGCAGTTCAAAATTGGTCGACCTGAAATGACCACGAAGATTCGCATCTTCGTTAAGACGCCGAATCCGGACGATCGAGTCTGGGTGAACTTCGACGAATCCACCGAGATTTACAAAGTGGTCGGTTTGGGAAAAGATGCTCCAGAAGGTTGGGACGGATTTGTTCCTGCCGACGAGAACATCCTCTAAGAAATCGGGCCTCTCGAAAGGGAGGCCCATTCTTTTAGCTAAAAGGAAAAAGCGATGAAAGACCGAAAAAAATATTGCCAAATTTGTGCGACTCGAGGCACCAGAGAAATCGCAAAATATGATGCGAAAACAATTCACGGACCATGGGCCTTTTTATGCGAGGCTCACTTTAAGGAAATTGGAGTTGGATTGGGAATTGGAAAAGGTACCAGACTGATTCAGTAACCATTGCCTCCCGAGAAATCGGGAGGTTTTTTTATGTCCGGATATCAGCTATCAATAATCAATTATTGATTAGCGATCAATAATGAATTATGATTTAGGAATCAATAATGAATTATACATTTATGAATGTCGACGCATAGACACCGATAATAAAGGCCTATTTATAGTACAATGTATTAGAAATATAATATATTATATATAAATAGCGAAGATGAAAAAAAGTATAGACAGAGCTCTATATATGATATATAATTCTATTATATGGATATCTCGACGAAAAAGGAAATCATTTTTAATTCGTATGAACGATCGCTCGACTGGGACATCGCTCTATTAAGAGCTGACCTTACACCTGACGAATTAGTGGAGGTAGAAAACGATGAAGTTTTAAGAATGCGAATCGCACTTAAGAACGCAGAAATACAAGAAGAGCTCATAACCAATATGCGAGAATTGGCAAAATCAGAAATTGATAGTATCAGATTGAACGCTACTTTACGATTAGGCAGAATGATTTATGCCAATCGTTTTAATGTAGAAAATATTACGAAGCATCGAGGAGACAGAGAGGAGCCATTCAAAGTTGAGTACATCTTCGTTGACCCTGACAAGACCGACGATTTCGCAACTGACGAATCAGACTTCGACGAATCCATCGTTACAGACGACAACGACGAATAAAGTAAAAAGAGTAAACGTTAATTCAGTTTATCGTGAACTATTTGATGTTGAATCGCGTTATATTATTTGTTGGGGTGGACGACGATCTGGAAAGTCAGTTGGGTATTCGCAACATCTTGCGAGACGTGCGGGTATGTCGAAACGAAAAATAGTTTGCATGAGAAAGTTCGCAACTACGATTCGTCTTTCTATATGGCCGAGAATAAAATCGGCACTCGATGAATCAATAGGACTTAGGAACTGCAAAATAAATAAAAGTGAACGTGAGATACGATTGCCAAATGGTACGATCTTTGTTTTTGTTGGTGCTGACGACCCTCAAAAATTGAAATCAATTGAGGACGTAACAGACTTCTGGTTGGAGGAGGCAAATGAGTTTACTGAAGAGGACTTAGACACTATTGACGCTGGTCTTTCTGCAGATTGTTGGCCACCGCCTCAGATTGGTATGACATTCAATCCGATACCTTCTATACCAGGTTTTCAATTCTGGATACAAAGAAGGTTTATGAATGTAGAAACTGAATTAGGCGAAATCAGGTTCGACGATGACGTTGCTTTATTGCGAACGTATTATAAAAATAATAGATATTGTCCGTCATCGGTTATTAAGGTTTTAGAAAAGTATAGAAGAACTAACCCTGAACTTTGGAAAATGTGGGGCCTCGGTGAGTTCACCACATTGAAAGGTGTGATATTAAATAATTGGGAAATCGTAAAGTCTGTACCAGAGGGTATGAACTTCGTAGGTTACGGTTTAGATTTTGGATTTGCCAATGACCCATTAGCATTGATTGCGGTTTATAAAAACCATAACGAATTATGGTTAGACGAAAAACTTTATGCGTTGGGTATGTTGAATAAAGATTTGTCAGATAATATGGAACTGTTAGGTTTACGAAAAGGAGTTGACGAAATAATTGCAGACTGTGCTGAACCGAAATCAATTACTGAACTCAATTCGTATGGTTGGATTATTCAACCGGCCTACAAAAGTCCTGATTATAAACGAGCCGCAGCAAATTACCTTAGATCATTCGAGAAAATACACATCACTGAACATAGCACTAATCTTATTAGGGAAGTTGCGACCTGGTCGTGGAAGCAAGACAAACAAGGTTCGGTCTTACCAATTGTTGCTGATGGAAATGATCACGGAATGGATGCAACAATATATCGCATTTTTAGAAAGACGATTCGTTGGGGTGTTGCATGAATCTGAATAAAGCTTTAAGAGTTTTAAAAAGAAAAGGTTTGTCAGTAGCTCTTGACCCAGACTCACCTTTACGAAACTTATTACCAAGAACTAAAATTGATTATAGAAATGAAGTCGGTGAAGGATATGGTTCATCAACTGTCATGGCACCATTGCTTTGGATTATGCGAACGTATCCTGAAGCACCAATTGCAATTAACAAAGACGATGACGTTATAGACGATCATAGAATGATAGCACTTTTAAGAAAGCCAAATCCTTTTTATAGCGGACGTACTTTGGCAATGGGAACTATACTTTCCTTTACTGGAAATGGAAATGCATATTGGTTGAAAGTCAGAAACGCAATGCTTGAGGTAATTGAATTATGGTACATCCCACATTGGTTGATCGAACCGAAATGGCCAGATACCAATAACGTATTTATTTCGCATTATGAATATAGAGTTGGCGCAAAGAAAATAAAATTAAAGCCAGAAGATGTAGTTCATTTTAGATATGGACTTGACCCGATGAATATTAGAAAAGGTCTGTCACCTCTTGCTTCAATATATCGCGAAGTATTCACAGACGATGAAGCTGCAAACTTCTCTGCGGCAATGTTGAAAAATGGCGGAGTCCCAGGTTTGGTTATTAGTCCAGATTCAGTGCCAAATCAATATGGTACGATCGTAGTTACTGACCCAGATAAAAATGCAGTAAAAGAGTTTTTTAAAACAAAGTTTGGTGGTGACAAAAGAGGTGAGCCTCTCGTCTTGTCAGCGCCAACTAAAGTTGAACAATTTGGTTTTAACCCAGAGGAAATGAATCTTGCATCCCTTAGAGCGATTCCAGAAGAGCGAGTAACTGCAGTTCTTGGCATCCCATCTGCAGTCGTAGGATTTGGTTCTGGACTTGAACAGACAAAAGTTGGTGCGACAATGGCAGAGCTTCGCGAGATGGCGTATGAAGGATGTATTATTCCACTTCAAGAAATGCATGTGGAGCAAATTACAAATCAACTTCTACCCGACTTCGAGCCAGAACCAAATGATTATAAAGTATATTATGACAGATCAAAAGTCAGAGTGCTTCAAGAGGATGAAAACAAAAAGTCTGAACGTTTTATCAGTCTCGTAAAAGGTTCATTGTTGACAAGAGAGGAAGGACGAGTGGCACTTGGCTTTGACCCAACTCCGACTGAAGGATTTTTTCTTGAGCCATTAAATATAGTTGCAGTTCGTGCGTGCGTGGACCCTACAATTATTGAACCAACACCAGAACCAAAACGACTTCAACTTAAAAGTAGAAAAATACAAGAGTATCAAACGCGATTAGTTCAGTTGTTTTATCGTGACATAAATATATTAGAAAAAGTATACGCTGATAAAGCAATAAAGAGGTTCAATGAATATGGTAAGAGAGCAGGTGAGATATTTCTTCAGGAAGTTGAGCGTTCTGGGTTTGGCAAATCTATCGATGTTGAAAAGAAAACATCGGAAGTTGAAATCGAAGTTCTCGTAAATAAAATAGTAGCTCGGTTAGGTGAAGAATATAAAAAAGAGGAATTGCTACAATTCGTCGAGCACTATCTTTTGGTTGCTGAAACAACTATTGAATCAATTAACGGCGTATTAGAATTAGGTGTAATGATGGACGCACCAATCGAGACAAGAGTTATTTCAGCAGGTGGTAGACGATTAGGTTTGATCGACCTTGATGCTCAGACTAAGAAAGCGTTATTTGAGAAGCTAACTGAAATGAGAGAAGCAGGTCTTGGTCCGTTACAGATGGTTGACCAAATTTCAGAAATCGCGGGTGCTGGACCATGGAAAACTGCAGAAATAAGAGCGAAGGTAATAGGTAGAACTGAAACTAAATATGCTCAAAATATTTCGAGCATTGAAGTTTATAAAGGAGCAGAAACAATCGGAGCTCTTCAAATTGTTGACGGTCAATTAGAAACATCTGACGATAATTGCATTGCCAGAGACGGATTAATTGTTTCTTTTTCAGATGGTGATTGGATAGCAGACGATGAGCATCCGAATGGTACGCTATCATTCACGCCAGTATTTGGTACGCCAGAAAGTTTTGATACAATTAGACCTGAGGTCTAAAGGAGTTATGTATGCCAGAGTTAAGACCAAAAATAAACGAGGGTACGATGGTAAAAACATTCATACCGCAACAATTAAAAATAGACGCTGACGGTATTTTTTCTGCAGTCTTTGCAACTATGAATGTCATCGACCATGATCATGACATGACTTTGAATGGTGCATTTGGAAGTCAGAAAGTTATTGTCTCACAATATAATCATGGTTCATGGAGCGAAGGTGCAAAAGCTTTGCCGATTGGCGTTGGAACTATTAGGGAGCAAGGCGATCTTGCAATCATTGACGGTGAGTTTAATATTGGAAACGATGACGGAAAGAAAACGTATGAGACAATAAAATGGCTCGACTCAAAAGGTCAGGCGCAAGAGTGGTCATACGCACTTCCTGAAATTGATTATGAGTTTCGCGAAATCGACGGAGAAAGCATTCGCATTCTCAAACGAATTAAGGTTGGTGAAGTATCACCAGTCATAATGGGTGCAGGCATTGACACTCGACTTCTTTCAATAAAGTCAAAGGACACTAAGGCATTAAAACTTGCTGACCACATCAGTGAATTGAAACTTGGTGTTGATGCGTTGGTAGAACGATTAAAGGAAATTAAAACTCTTCGCGACGCGAAGGGAAAAAATATTTCAGAAACAACTATCGAAAATGTTATTGTTCTTGCAGACAGTTTCATTGCGGTAGCAAAAGAACTCAAAAGGTTGGACCCTGCTCGTCGTGACGAGGCTGTCCATGAGTATCTTCGTTTTGTGAAAAATAATGTCATAGCATTGGAGGAATAAAAGATGCTAAAAGAACTCGTTGAAAAACGAAAAGAGCTTCACGAGAAGCAAGATCGTATGCACAAGGTGTTCAAGGAAGCCGGACCTGAAATCGACCTTACGAAAGTAACATCCGTTGAAGGCGGAGCAGACAGCGTCCTAAAGTTTATTCGCGACACCGAAACAAACCTTTCTGAGTTAGGTGAACGGATAGACCAACTCGTATTGCTCGAGGCGTCGGAAGCTGCGACAAAAGCTCGACAAGAAAAATTAGAAAAAGGTGTCAGCATTGTGATGCCGGACAGTGACGTACCTCACAGTCAGTTGAAAGTTGGTAGTCTGTTCGTAAACTCAAAAGCCTTTACGGATTATAAAGGTGGTGGAGCTGGTCCAGTCGATGAACTCAAAATTGATTTAAAAACAGCGTTCACCACAACCGCTGGTTGGGCACCAGAGACAATTCGCTCCGGGAAAGTCGTAGAGTTTGCGACTCGACCGATTCAAGTCGTGGATATAATTCCATCTGGGACAACCAATCAAACTGCCATCGTGTATATGGAGGAAACGACATTCACAAATGCGGCGGTTGAAGTTGGCGAAGCAGGAGCAAAGCCCGAAGCGACCCTTGCTCTCACAGAACGTTCCAGCACTGTCAGAAAGATCGCAGTCTGGATTCCGGTAACGTCAGAACAGCTCGAAGACGTTGCGCAGGTCGAGTCCTATTTGAACAATCGGCTTTCTTTCATGCTTCGGCAACGTCTTGATCTGCAACTTCTAAGGGGAAACGGTATTGCCCCGAATCTCATGGGCATCAACAACACTGTCGGTATTCAGACGTTCGTATTAGCCGGCGACAGATTCGATGCAATTTACACCGCGGCAAAAGACGTTCGAGTTACCGGCCAGGCAGAACCGAACGTTGCAGTTTTCCACCCCAACGATTGGGAACAGATTCGGCTTATGAGAACTGACGATGGACTTTACATCCTCGGTAATCCTACAGAGCCGGGACCCGAAAGAATTTGGGGATTAGGCAAACTCGAAACAACCGCGCAGACAGAAGATAGTGTCACAGTCGGTGACTTCGCAAACTTCTGTCAGCTCTTTGAAAAGAAGGGCATCGAAGTACAAATCTCGGACAGCCACGACACGTATTTCATATACAATAAACTTGCGATTCGTGCAGAAATGCGCGTAGCCTTTCCAGTTTATCGTCCCGCGGCTTTCTGTGTCATAACTGGCTTCTAACATATAACCCACTGGAGGAAATAAAATGGGAAGTATACTATCTTATGCGTATGGGTTCCTGACAAAGGACTACCATACTGAGGCGGCCAATACTGCAATCACGGAGGAAATCCCCGGGCAGAATGGCCATCGTCTCGCGCTTATAAATCTTGAATATTTATGTGCAGCGACGGCACATAACACCGATTTGCTTTTTGCAAAGGACCTTGCTGGGCAAGAAGGAAGTTCAAGAAATCACGTTGCAACTTTGGTGCTATCAGGTCAGAAACTCATAATCTGTTTAGTGGCACCGAAAGACCCGGCGGGAAACGCAGCTGCTGCGAGTGATAATCTCGCTTTTCAACTTGACGATGGGACTTGGGAGTTTGATACAGTTGCCTCTCTTGTAGGCAGCACTATAACCTGCACAAACAATAT